CCAGTCAGTTCCATTACTAAATGGGTCTTCCATAACTCTTACAGCAAAAGCTCTGTCGTCAAAAATTAACTTATCTGTCATAGCAAAATACTTTTCTGCTAATGTTATTTCAAAAGTAGTGTTATTTACACCTGGTCTTAGAGCGTCTACTGCGTTAAAGCTAATAATTTGAATAGCTTTTTCATCATCGCCTTTTAAGTACCACTCAAAATCAGCATCAGAAGCTAATTCTTCGTCAGCACCCATCATAGTGAAAAGTGCATCCATACCTGCATGTGCGTACATTCCAAATACTCTAGACATGATTCCTGAAACCATCGTAGGTTGTTCATTAAATACTGAACCTAAGTGATTATCTTTAGTCAAGCCCGACCAACTTTTTTGTTCGTATACTTGTAAAGTATTAATTGTTTGTTTTGGCATTTTTAATTGTTTTTATTTATTTTAAATTTTTAAGCAAACTTTTTCATAATATTTAAATCTACTCCTTTTAAACTGCTTCTTTTCTTAGAGATACTTGACCCACCCCCACTTGAAGCTTGGTTTTTAAGCTTTTTAGTTGCTTTAGTATTAGCAGCAGCCTCCAAAGCAGAGAAATCTCCTTTTAACACTGTAGCTAGATAAGCAACCTGTAAATCAAAATCAGGATTAGCTTCTCTATACTTAGCAACTGCATTTTTACCATTCTTATCTTGTTTGGTAATACCGTTGTATAATTCTTTTTTTTGTTTATCGTTAAGAATAACACCAGGAATAATTTCATCCCTTTTATCAATATCGGCCTTTAAATCAGTAAGCCAACTATTATATGTTTCACGTCTCTCTATTTCCTGTGCTTTAGCCGCTTTAATACCTTCTTGTTTTTGGTGTGCTCTAAAGTTTACAAGTTTAGATTGAGAACGCTTAGCGTATTTTTCTAATAAACCTGAGTCTTCGTAATCAGTAATTCTGTCTTCGATATCTTCTCTAGATTCTCCTTGTAAAGACAATAACTCAGCAATCATTTTCTTTTGAAGGCTTTCACTTCCTTCTAATTTCTCTTCAGTGATAGAAGCAATATCAAATATTTTTTTTTCACCTTGAAGTAATGCTCCAATTGGAACCCCTTCTTCATAGTCATCTAAAAGAGCTTTAATAGCGTCAGGCAAAGATTCTTTGTATTCTTCTACTCCTTCTTCTACTCCTTTATTAACTTTATCTAATGCTTTACTCGCAAACCATTCAAGGTCTCGTTCTTCATCAGATTTTAATTCTTCTTCATTAAGGTCTATAATTCCCATATCAGTAAATGTAGATAAGATGCTAGGCTCTTCACCCTCACCATCTTCATCTATTACTCCTCCGTCATGGTCTAATTCATTTCCTTCACCGTCTTTAAAACCTATGCTATTAACAATAGTTTCTTGCGGGTCTTCGATACTTCCTTCAGGTTTACTTGCTAATTCAGCAGTTTCTTCCTTTCCAACTGTATCTCCCTCTCCCTCTTCTACACCGTCTCTTACATCAAAACCAGGTGCGCCTAAGCTTCCAATATTACTTATTGAGCTTAAATCTAATCCTTCTAATGGGTCCATACTAATTTTAGTTTTTCTAATTTACAAATATATAAACAATAAACGAGAAATCCTAGTGTTTTTCTGTAACGAAATACATTATAGATTTCAAATTATAGCTTAACTATCTTTTTTTGATTTACTTTTTATTTGTTTTTCTTTTATTTTAATTTCTTCTTTATGTTTACTTTCTGCAGCGTCTAATTTACGATTTTCTAAGTCCATCTTTTGTTGGTTATGATGCACTTGTATTTTTAGTTTTTCTATTTCTAGCTGGTCAGGTACTCCATTGTCATTAGAGTCTTGGTCCATTTGATTCTTAAAAGAATTAATTTCAGCAACTGTAATTTTAGTTTCACTGTCTTTATCAATCTTATAATACTCTTGTTGTATCTTAGCGTCTTCAGTTTCTTTTCTAAGTTGTTCCATTTTCATTTGAGACTCTTCTGCTGATTTTTGTTGCTGTTCTTGGCGTTGCATACTTTGCTCTTCAACTTCCAATAATTTAGTTTTAACATCAGCTAAAGAGTCTGAAGCATATACATCAGCAACAGACGATAACATTATTCTATCATTTTGCATAGCTGCATGTGTAAGCTCTTTTAAAGCATTTAATGCTTCTATATCTTTAGCAGAATCTGATACAAAAACTCCGTATTCAGAATCTATAAAAGTATTATCATCTATTCTGAAAAACTCTGTAGCTAGGTCGTCAGTAATATACTGTAATTTTTTACCACCTTCTTTCCAAGCTTCTTTTGCTCCTTCTACTAATGCTGATAATACTCTTTTTTTAGTCCAGTTATGTAACATAAACCACTTCTCTGTAATGTGAGAAGACTGTACAATAGCGCCTTTAGCATTACCTACAGTTTCAGAAGCGGATATAGAACCAAGTCTTTGGTCTGTAACTCCTGCTAACTCTTTTATCTTTTGCTCTATAAAGTCTATAAGTTGAATATGACCATTAATAGCGTTCCCTGTTTCAAGGTCTAATGTTTTATTTTGTGTAGAAATATTTCCAGCAAGCTTACCAGTTGATTGTCCTTTTCTTCCTTCGTTAAAAGAATCAACAAAACCAAACTTCATTGCTTGTGCGTAGTATAACCATTTTTCAATTTCCCATCCTTCAGGAATAAGGGCTAAATCAATAAGAGCTATTTTACCTTGGTTAGCTGCAATAAGTAATTCAGTCCTGTACCACATTGTTATATACATATATATCCAAGGGACTAACCTATCCATTAAAGATACAGACTGAGAGTTATTAGCATTATAAACGGTTCCTATATAACCAGACTTACAAGCAGAGATATTTTCCATTCTTCTAAACTGTAAAGATTTAGGACCTGTTTTTAAATAAATATCATCTGCTACTTTAATCCCCTCCCAATATTCATTAATCCAAAACCATTTAATAGTTTCTCCTTCTTCTTTTTTATACCCTTCATCTACAGTAATACTTTGCTCGTTACCTAGTTCGTCTGTATAAATAAGTTCTCCTACTTTCTTTTTAGATTTCCATGTTACATTACAAACTCTTACATTTCCTTCAGGGTCATATATAGTAGAGTCAATAAGAGAGCCTTGTTCTTTTAGTTGTATAGAACTTTGTTCTGGGGCAACAAACGCAGAACCACCAAGAGTGTCTATAGTAGTTTCTACATCTTCTAATCTATCAATTTCTGCTGGTGTTAATTCGTCATAATAATTATCTACAATTTCTGATACAGACATCCATGTTTCTTCTACTACAATTTCTGCCTCATCTAATATATCTTTATTATGTGGTAATAGTGCGTAAATTTCTATAGGATTACATCTAGCTACTACAGGTTCCCCCGCAATTACCTCTACTTTATATATTTCTTCACCTGCTAATAAAACATCTTCCCATCCCTTTTGGAATATATATTTAATGTCTAATTGCCTTGTTAAGTAGTTTAATGTTTTTGTTGCAGTTGATTCTCTAATATCTTGATAAGAATACTTATAATACTTAATAACTTCTTCAGGCTCTTTAGGTTCTTCCCCTTCTTTAAGTTGACTTGGGTCAACTGCTACCGCAAGTTTTTCTTTGACTGCTTGTATGATTTCTTCTTTTCTTGCTTTTTCTTTTTCCGTAATCGCTTCTGGGGTAATAGATTTAACAATATAAGAAAAAGCTCTTTTTGACTCTTCACCAAATAAAAGGTCAAATATTGGAGTTGCAACTGGATAATACTGCATATTTGCAGGAAAGTCGTATCCTTCATCTGATAACCCAAGAGGATTACAGACATACGCCAAATCTTCTTTATCAAATTTACCATTGTAAAGATTGTAGTTTCTAATTTTTTTATAACGAGGAGACCTTCTAGTGTTATCATACACTGTGGTCATATGCAGTCCCGCATCTATACAATCTTCTACCCAACTTTTATTCTTCTTAGAGAGAGGTAGTTTTTGCTTGGGAAACCTTATGAAATTATTGTCCATATTATGAAATATTCGCAAATATATAAATAATGTTTATATATTCCTATTTTTTTTTGTAATTATAAATCTAAATTATAGCTTTTCTACCTTCTTGGCTTTACGCTAATTCCTTTTTGAAAAAATGAAGCATTACCTATATAAGTACTCTCTGCTTTTCTTTCACTTTTTATTTCTATCTTACGTACTTCTTGTATAAAATACATTACCATCATAAAAGCCATAACTCTATCAAAGTTGCCTACAGTATTATACTTAATAAGTTCACTAAGTAATGGTAAACATCTTAATTCATGTACATTAAGTTTTTCTGAATCTTCTTCATCATTATAAGACTCTAGAAGCCATGTCTTAATTAACTCTTCTCCATACCTCTTTAAAGCCGTGGTCATATGCATTCCATACTTACGTTGTACTTTAGAAGACTGTATCACATCTTTAATAATCTCTGGTTGTTCTTGTAGTAAGTGTACACTATTTTTAGCTTCAAAATAATCGTAAATACCTTTACGTTCATTCTCATATAATAACTTACCGTTGTAATACTTTACAAGTTTCCTTACATTTTCGTAGTATTCTTTAGCTGTTTTAGGTCTGCCTGTATATTCTGCTACAACTTGTTTAGTAAGTTTATCATATACTATAGTAGAACCTAAAGAGGTAGTTCCTGCCCCATCGTGGTCATAAGGGTCACACCCTGCAATATACCTACCATACATAACATCACCATCAGCATCTTCATAAGGATGTTGATATATAACTACACACCCTTCTTTATCATCCGCTTCCCTCAATGGGAAAGTTCTAATAGGTCTTTGTTTAGGGTCTAACTTCCAGTCTATTCTGTCTGTAGTATGGTTAATGTCTAACCTTCCTATATATTCAGCATTAAGATAAGTATCATTTCCTTCTAGTTCTCCTTTACGTTCTGTCATAAGTGCAATAGGAAACATATTTCCTGACTTACTTAAAAACATCTCTGAAGGAACTAAAGGATAATTCATCATCTCTAAATCAATAGCAGATGTATTCTTAGCTCTTTTCTTTTTATGCCTTTCGTCCTGTTTATATTTTAAGGCCCTTTCAACATCAGTATTACCGTTTTCATCCTTAAATCTATTCAGTCCGTATATAGCGGGTACAAACCAACCAATCTTTCTTAAATCATTTTCTTCCCATTCGTTGTCAAACGCTAAAAAATCAAATCCTTCTGGGTCGTAAAAAATTTGTTCCGATTCTATAATCTTTTCCATATTACCTCCCGTACCCAAGTAAATAGAAGAACCAAACTTAATAGACCCCTCCATTTGACAAGCAGCATTAGAACCATGTATAGTAAGTATATTAGGAGCAAGTCCTACCTCTTCTACAATGATAATACCAGGTCTAGTACCTGCGGCAGCCTCTGGATTTTCTATAGTAAATGTAACATGCTTAACATTAGACTTAGTACCTATCTTCCTCCATTGTCCACCAATATTTTTTTCATACCAATGTATATAAGGATTTTTAACATTGTTAGGTTTAATAGAACCCATCATTTGTTTATAAAAAGGAGACGGTAAATAGTCTTCTCCTTTACCCCAGCTACCTGGTAAATTATCTAAAGCATCTGTAGTTTTAGAAAGCATATCTGCAGATTTACCTGCAATAGCAGCCCCTACTAGTATCTCTACTGTATAAGGATTACTTATAGATTCTTGCGTATATTCTCTTGCTCCGTCAAATAAAAGTTCATGCAGGACTACGCCAACCCCTACCATGAAACTTTTACCAAAACCCCTAGCACCTAACATAAATAAGTTTTGTGCACCGTTTTCCCACATTGCTAACCCTAATGGTTGTGAATACAGTTTTCTAAGATATTCTCTAGCTGGTACATAATTTTTAATTACCCAACTATCTTCTTCTTCAGACCATTTAGCTACATTTAACCATTTCTTGTCTATGAACTTTTTATTGCCGTCATAACAAGTAAGCCTGTAGTCATCTAAAATAAAGTCTTCTTTAAGTACTTCTCTATAACATGTATTTTCTGTATCCCCTTCAAAGCCAGAGAAACCTCTAGCCTCCATCCAATTATAAAAGAACTCCCACTCAATATCTCTTAAGTATGGTCTTATTTTTTTCTTTGGGGCTGTTTTAGGTGCACCATCTTCATTGTGAAGTATAGTACCTAAGTTACAATAAAAATAAAGATTAGGGGGCATCCATCGCCACCCTTCTTTATGCTTCTTAGTCAATGCGTCTTTATTATAGTCATCTAAGTCTATAATTATATCTGCATTATCTAACGACCATAAGCCCTCAATAGAAAGCTTTTTATGGTTCCGCCAGTATCTATTATAGGAACTAGATTCTGGATTATAGTTTTTTATATTTTTTATTAGGAAGTTATTCCTATTGTTAATCCTAATAAAACTCATTATTTATCTCTTAATGTTTCAGCTATACATTCATAAGTATACTCATCATATACTAAAGGTATATCAACACCGTTTAAAAAGATAAGCATTATCTCTTCATCTTGTTTATATATACCTGTCACTTTAAGTGAGTCAAATACGAAATCTGTTATTTTCTTTTCCAATTCTGGGGCCTCTCCAAACTCTGCGTTTTCAGGGTCTACCAACATTAAATACATTTTTGCAGTCATTACATTTCTCCTTTTTCAGAAGCAGATTCTGCTCTGCCTCCTTTAGTTCTACCTTTTGATTCTTCCTCTTGTATACTGTCTAATATAGCCTCATACTGTTGATACAGTTTAGGTGTTCCCGCTAATAACTTATCAAGCTTCTCAGCCTCTGATAACTCTAGTTGGTTGTACGGTATACTAATAAGGTAAGCATCTCTCTCTTCTAATTTATCTCTCCAATTAACTAATGAACGCTGTGCCTGTGTAAGGAACATCTTTTTATACATCTTAATTGGACGTGTTAGCATTTCTCTTTTATACTCTTTAAAAGTAATTATATCCTCTTCTATCACTTCCCACTTCTCTACAGAAGAAAACTTATCTAATCTAGATTCAGGGTGAATAAAAAAAGCAATAGCCCACATTATTTGTGAACTGTTTACTTTCTTTTTAGATTTGTCATCACTATATAAAGATTTAAATGGTGCTATACCTTTTAATTGTGGGTCTATGTCCCAATAACTTAAACCTGGTTTATAGTCTACAAATGGGTTCATTATACTACTTTAGCAAATATATCATATTCTTTAATGCCTCCATAACGCTTACCTTCAAAGGTGTAAATAGCTACTCTAGGCGAAGATAAAAAGATGCTGTCTCCTATCTTTACTGTTTTAACATTTTTACCTACAGAAATAATTTTTACAATTTCTAAGTCTTCTTGCTTGGCTGCTTCGTCTATAATTACTTCTTCAGGTTTAATAATACCCCCTTCAGTTCTTTCTTCAATATCAGGCAATTCAAACATGATATTATCTCCTATACATTCTAATTTATTCATTATATTAATTCTATTAGTTGTTTATTTATTTCTTTTAATTCAGCCTTAGTAAAGCCGTGTTCTTTGTTTTTAGCTATTACATTAGCTACTTCTATTATATATCTTCTATCTTCTTTAAGAGTTAAGTTATTATACTCCTCTATAGCTTCTTCTAATTTGCTAATATAAATAGCCTGCCTCTGTTCTTCCTCTGTGTTATAATAATCCATCTTTCTTCTTCTTATCTTCTCTCTGTTTAATTCTCTTTGGTGAGGCTACAAACTTACCCAGATGCATTAGTCTTATAGACTTATACTCTCCGTCCTCCATAATAGTTCTAACAAATTTAAATTGTGATAATACTATTAGTTCTGCCTTAGCTACAGAAAGATTATGTTTCTGTGCTGTTTTCTCTATTAGTTTCTTTATTTGCCTGTCCATCTACTTTTATCATTAACTTATAGTTTAAATTAAAGTTGTTATCTATACCTGATAAACCAGCATTAACCAATGGGTTTAACAAACCGTTTACAAATACTGCCTTATCTCTAAGCTGTTTAATATGGTTATTAAAGGAAGGTTCTGACATCCCTAGAGCCCTTCTTATATCCCATTTAATACTTTGGTCTGAGAACATACTTTTTAATTGTAACTCATTATAATCTTTATGCTTATGAGCTAACTTAAGATATTCTACTAATAATTCCTTCTCTCTTTTCTTTAGTTTTAATATAGGGTTTAACACCTCTACATATGTACTAAAGTAACTATGCTTTGATATTGCTACTGGTATGTCCATCTTTACTTTTTGTTACACTGTCTACTTCCCAGTAGTCATCTACATTCTCTCTACTAATCGTAAACTCTAATCCCCTTTCGTTGATTATTACTAATACTTCTTTTGGTGCTAATCTATCTAGAGTCTCTATTACCCTATCAATAGCTCCAGTTACTTCTGGTAGCTCTACATTTTCTGCTACTGTATCAAAATCTATCTTTAACATCTTATTTAATTATTTTTACAAAGATAAAACAAATAATTGAAATATCCTAATATATTTGTAATTATTTTTTAATTTATTATTTTTTATATTATAGTATATATCAAAAAAGGGCTACCCCTTACCTTTTATTTCTTTCCCTTTTATATTCCATGTATATACTTTCTTTTCATCTTTAATTGGATGCTTCTCTATTAGTTCATATATATCACTTAAATCTGGATTAAATAATTTCCTTAATACCTCACTAAATTCTCCTAACACTTTATTATCTGCTTTCATATTCTTATTTTACTTATTTTAATTAAAAGGAGCAATTTTCTCCCCTGTGTAATTTGCTAATAATTGTCGCCTAAAAAACTGCTGTAAGTTTCATACACCAGTAAAACATTCCATAATTCCTATAAATGTTTTTGTTGTTCTCATATTCTTAAAAGAATATTTACCTGTTCCAACAGTCTTCCTCCTTTCATTAGGTTACTGAAGTTATAGGCCGCCCCCAAGCTCAATTTAAACTACCCTTGTGGTAATACTTGGAGGACTAACAACCAGATGCAAATATAAAACAAATAAATGACTTATCCAAATGTTTTACCAATTATTTTTAAACTATTACGCCATTAGCTCTTAAAGCTGTCTCTAGAGAACTAAAATTACTATATATCCCTACAAGAATATAATCCACTATAGATGTCCCAGCTGTATACGTAACTGTAACTTTCATAGTCACACTTTCATACACAAGTTTATATTGTTCCTTAACATAAGTTGTTGTCGTACCTATCTCTAATACCTTAAAGAAACCCAAAGAATTAAACTCCGCTTCTGTTATTACTGCTACTGCAGTTGTTGTTCCACATGCCATATCATTATATTTAAACGCAAACATACAATAAATATTTGACATTTCCTAATATATTCTAAAAAAAATTTACTCCCCCTATATAAAAAAATTTTTATAAGCGTAATAAGCCATACCCCCATAGTCAAAAAAATTTATGGATGTCACAGGTTATACCACCAACAAAACAAGACCCTCACTAATAATTGACAGGCTTGTACCCCCTGTTGACATCGTAGCCTAGGTGATAGCAGAGCTACCTGATGAACTTTTTTGGTACATTTACTTAAATCTTAAAACAAAACTTAAAAATTAGAATTATGGCAGTAGCTAAGAAAAAATCCGTAGAAAAAGTTTACACTGAAGAACTTGAAGTTGCATCTATTCTCCCACAAAAGAAAGGGAGCAAGAACACCTCTATCATTGTTAAGTGCTTACCAATTGACCTTGACAGAGGAGGAGATTACAAAGAGGATGCTACCTCAGCTTTTTGGACTAACAGCAACTATGCAGTTAAACCATTAAGCCACATCATCTCTATGCCAACAGCATCTTTCAAGGAGCTTGGTATTCAAGCAGAGGATTTCATCATTGATGTACTTGACACAGAGTTACCTGTGGAAGAAAGACGTGAGCGTACTATCCAAGTAATGGAGTTCACTCAATCAGAGTACGATGAAATGGAGGACAGCTTCTTCAAAAGAATGTGCGACGTGAAAATTAATCCCTCTTTGCCTAAAGGTCAGCAAGAACTTACTGTTGACGGAGAGTTAATCTACAAAAACACAGAGTTGGTGTTCTTGGATGAATTAGAGCACAAATTAGTAGCACACGACAAAGTGAAAGCTGTTGCTGAAGCTCCTAAAGTTAGAAAGAACCGTAGAGCAGTTCGCAAAACCCTAGCTTAATTACATTTGTAATTAGAAACATTGGAGGCATCCTTAATTGGGTGCTTCCTTTTTTTTAACTAGGTGCTTTTTTTGTTGTTGCTTGTGTTTTTTTTGCACTTGCTTTTTTTTAACTTTGCTTTTTTGCATTAATTCCTAAAGAGATGAAAAGATTTAAAATTTGTTTGTTGTTTTCTCGCAAAAAGAGAGCAACCAAAAATGTGCAAGAAACTAAACACGTGAAGCTGTTGTGTTCTTGTGCTGTGGTGTCCAGCGTGGCATCAGTCTAAGTGTATATTAAAAGTGTGTCCACAAACATCACCACTAATATTAAACTTTGCGCACTCAAAAATAAATTCCTAACTAACTATTAATAATAGCTTAAACTTACAATTATGGTAAGAAAATACTTAATAATACTGGACTCTGAAGCAGATTCAGTAATGGCTTATAACATTGATTATTGTACTGATTCTTTATTTACTACTAACAATGGTGAGGTGTTAATAATATCAGCAAGCTCTAAAATAAATGCTATCTCTATTGCAATTGATAAAATATCAAAAGCTAAGAGTGAAATGGAGTTTGATTGGAGTAGCGTTGCTTAAACTTATTATTTCAGTATTTGCAGTTTAATTAGTTCTTAGAGCTAATGGCTGAGCTAACATTCAAGGAATGTAACCCTACATCAGCTAATTACTGGTGTAGGTATTTTATTAAAGAAATAGGGGTAGATAAGTATAAGTGAATAATAGTAACTTGTATTATATCTTTAAATCAGACTTAATACTGTAATGGTATTAATTAAGAGCCAAAGGATATGCCTGATTGCAACAGGTGGAGTTCTCGGTAACAGAGATATATCCAAGACAGTGGTGTGCAGATACCTGACCATTGTCATTTTTTTAACTACTAATATTTATTTACTTAATAACTACTACAATGGAACAACCACCTAAAAAACCGATTAAAGAATTGTCTATAGATTATTGTTATAATGCATTAGCTATTTACCTTTATTTAAGGAAAGATGATAGTGCTTTTATAGATATTGAGTTATACGATAAAAAATCAATTAATATTGTAGCTAAAAGACTAACCTTACTTAATTAAAACTATAACTATGGCAAATATACTAACAGGCAAACAAGATGCCTTAAAAGACATTAAAGCATACATTAACTCTATTCCAACTAGTAAGACTGCTGATAAGACGCAGTTTGAAATATGGGATGTATGTGTATCACATTTACGTGATAAGGAGAATACTAAGCTTAACAAAGAGTTAGGCTTATAGCTTAAACCGATTAAATTTAATATTATGGAAAACTATAATCTTAAAGACTATATAGTAAAATTTCAAGGAATAGACCTTGCTTTATTCAATTTAAGAGAAGCTGGTTATACTATAATTGATGCTGCTTATATGGCATTAGTTAAAGAAAGAGCATTACTTGAAAGAAATTATGCTGTATATAGAAAAGAATTTAATTTATTGTAAAACTAATTATTAAAACTAACGCTTATGACTTTTGAAGAAGCTCAAGATATGGCTGCATTATATAATATCAGCCCAGAATTAACTTGTCAATGTGATGAAGTTCACATATGTCAACAATGTATGGAAGATGAATCAGACCAAGCTCAAGCTGATGATTTACTCTATCCTTATGAATAGTAGATATTTTTAATAGGTTGCCACTGTGCACAGTGTAGTAACCCTTTAATACTGTGGTAGTATTATCGCGACAGTTCCAACCTTTAACCAAAACAGGAGTATATTCTGGGAATGATTACTAAATAAGCCCTTCGTGGTGAATAAGTCTAATATGCTACTTTTATGCCAATGCATATAATCCTATAAATATACTTATAGGTAAATATTAAAAGCCAACCTATAGGCATATAGGAAAATCGCACATCAGCTGAGTGCAGGGAGGAGAGTTTATAGCTCCTCACACATTAATATTACTCTCATCCAATTGCAGGCAGTGGTATGCGTAGAAATACTCATATGTTAACTCCGTTGTAGGCGGACCAACGCAGGACAAGGTGCAACCTTGTGAGAGTATAATACTAATCCTAGTCAGGCTAGCAAAAAGTCAAACAGCAGAAGTGTTGTGATTAGGTACAGCCTCTTAATTATGTGTTATAAGAGGGTTCTGTTAATAACACTTAACGTCCATCGGTTAAACGGTACAGGGAGGGTAATCAGTCCTCCTATTATATATACTAGTTTCAACAACCCAAAAGAGGTGAGAAACAAGTGTCGGTATATATTCTTAGAACAAACGGCTATTAAACAAGAGATAAGGTTAGCAAAGGAATAATAATGGGCGGCAATCCGTTACCTTTAGCACTTATTTCTTGTTTTACATAAATTACTCTCATAACTTGATTAAAATGGAAGAGAAAACAAACTTACAGAAATTACCAAGTAGGATTAAATATTACTTACTTGAATGGAAAGACTCAAATATGAATGAGTACATAAGAAAATATGGAGAAACTAAATTAAATGATTTAACTCTTGACCAATTACACGGTTTGTTTTCTTATGCTACAACTAAAGACGGTGCCTTATTATCAAGGTAGACATTAAATTGTCTTTGTACTATCTGAGTATAGCATTAACTATACAATAAGCGTGGGCTTAAATTACTTCAAGGAGTAATAGATAGATAGCATAACATTTAATGGGTTATGTGAGTGAGGTTCAACTCCTCTTCAAAGATGAAAAGATTATAATATAATACCAATAGAGTGACGCAGCAGTCAGCCTAGTAATAGGTGGATAGTAGTGTGAGCTATTTTAAATGAGCATCCTACGTATTTGAGGTATTATATTATATAAAACTAGTCCACGGATATTTGAGTGATTTCTTATTATCAAGGACAGGGAGGTTCCCCACGACGGCCCAGTAGCTAGTAATACTACGAATGAGGAACAAGTAGGTAAATAGGCTGATTTAATCACAGTCTATTTGCTTACTATGTATTAAAATATTTATTAACTAACACTATTTATTATGAAACAATTTGCAGAACAACTTGAAAATATGGTCAGACAATATTCTAAAAAGAAAGGAAGTAGAGCTGATACTATAATAGACTTTGAATTTAATGAAAATTCAGGTCATATTATATTTACAAATTGGAAATCTCTAGGCAAAATAAGCTTTGACCCATTTGAAGGTAAAAGAGAATATAATTCTATTGATGATGTTACTGAAAAAGTATATTATTTAGCACCTGATGGAATTAATTTAGAACCTTATAATTGTAGCGGGCATATGTATATTCCTTATTCTAAAAAGCAATTAAAACACCTTATAGGAGGTTTATATGTTGTTAACGATGCTTATGTAGGAAAAGGTGTTACAATGATGCCATTTGCTTACAATGAATATCATAATACTGCACGTGCTACATTTATAGTAGATAAAGATTTTATTGGACATATACTTGAAAAAGTAAATAATATCTTCAATATATTAAATCTAGGTGCTTATGATAAACATCCTATTGAATTACCAACTATTACTGAATTTGAAAATAATAAATAATAATAAAAAGAGAGCTTAGGCGTATACTTGAAAAAGTAAAATGTGTAAGTTTCTCTTTTTTAACTAAAAACTATAATTATGAAAAAGAAATTTAATAAAGGAAAGGTATTTATATATCTAGGCCTTTTATGCATCGTATTATTTATGTTACCATTATATATGGCATTATTTTTTAATATTAACATAGATAAAGAACTATTTGCATTATCTGCTGCTCCTGGATTTACAGGAATTGCATTATTTATATGTGGAAATTATATAATGGATTTAGAAATAGAATTAAATGATATTAACCAAAAATTATAATTATGTTTACATTAACTTCATTATTATTTAAAAGTGATACAAAAGAAAGTATAGAAGAGAAAATGGGTATATTATTAATAAATGTATTTTTAGATGCGTGTATTATATTAACCTTTTTAAATATTAATTAAAAATTAAAATTATGACTATTTTACAATTAGCTATTAAAGCTGAAAAAACTAAAGAAAGATTACAAATATTATTAATATGTATCTGTTTAGATGCGTGTGTTATAATACCTCATTTATTTTAAAAAAACGCTATGAAGCACAATCAATTAGAAAGAAGAAGTGGAGCATTAAATAGATTAGAGGCTCAATTAGAGAATGGTACTAAAAGTACTAAGGCAAATAATATTTATAATAATATGCCTTTATCTGATAAAGATAAGAAAAGAATTAATAAAGAAATAGGAATTCTTAAACAAAGATTAATATAATAGTATAAGTATATCAGCCCTTTGTGGTACTATTTAAATGATAACTTTATCCTTCCAATGATAGTGAGGAAGGTATTTTTAACTTTTAAATTAATTATAACAATGAGAGATTCCTTTAAAGATTTAACAGATAAAGAATATGCAGAACTTGTATGGGGCAGTAATATGAAAAGTGTTGCTTTTATTGGAGTAAAAGGTAAAAGAGTATATTTTATTAAAACCAAATGGTTTAACCGTATTAAACAAGTAAATAAAATTAAATATTTAAACTATAAATAAAACTATGAAACGATTATTAACAATTATATTAATACTACTAGGTAATATTATATATGCACAAATAGATTTAAAATGTGATTATAGAGAGTTCTGTATATATAATGAAAATACAGAAAGATTTTCAAACTGTTTAAATGAATATGAAAATTCTATATTCAAATTTAATAAAGATGAAACAGTATTTACACATGAAATAGGTGATAAATCACGTACTTATTATGTTACTGATATTGACCATAATAAAACAGAAGGAGAGTTTATATATTATGTAACAGCAAATAAAACTAATTATATTGTACAGGTAGATTTAGAAACTAGGTTATTAAGAATAATAGAAGAAAATTATATATCTCCTAGTAAAGTATGTTTAATAAGATATTATATATCAGAAATCAATGGCTAATGTTTATGAGAAAGCTTATTAGAACTAAAAATATTCTTATTTCAAAAAAAGGTAGAAAATTTATCTTTTATAATACTCAAATTAATGAAAAACTAAGAAGACAAGAATATGCTACGAACATATTAAATAGTATATTCGTATAGTATTAACATATGGGGATGTTTTGGTTTTGACATGTGTAGCGGAGTAATAATATCAGCAGTCAGTGGTGACTTTAAATACTGTAGGTGAATTCAATTTAATTGGAGAAATCAAAAATGAAGTTGGCACACGTGCTGACGTTTTAGCAGTTGTTCGTTCAATTGCTCCTGTACAAATTCAAGAAATAGAACTTGAATTGGCAGCGTAAGCTCAAATCTATAATAACAGTTTCCTTGTACTGTAATAAATAAGGTGGTGGTGTATCAACATTCATTGTTGGTCCCAGAGTTGTTAGACGCTCTTAAAATGTCTAACAAAGCTGTATAAATATTATTATGAAGAACATATGGACCAGGGTTCGACTCCCTGCATCTCCACTATTAACTAAATAACTAAATTATGAAAAAAATATTTAAAAATACGTTTTTTTACTTAAAAATATTAAGATTACGTAAAGAATTTCCAAATGATGCAGATTTTGGAGCTGAAGTAAGTCAATTAATAACTAAATATAAAACATTATTATGAGTGCTATATTGAGTGCCAATGACTGGCTTAAAAAAAATAAAGATAAATATATAAATGGTAGTTCTGTTACTATAGTTATGGAACACTATGCTATTTATTATAATAAGATGTTAAATAAATTTTATCAAAAAAAAGATAAAAATGTATAAACCACTACCAGATTACTTAACAATAAAAGAATCTTCTATTGAAGGTTTAGGTTTATTTGCTACTGCAGATATTCCCAAAGATAAATGGATAGGATATACTCACTTGTATATATCAGGTAATAAAACACAAGAAGATTGGGTAAGACTTCCATTAGGAGGGTTTTATAATCATAGTGACACACCTAATTGTTATTCTATTAATAAGGGTTGGTTTAAAGAACTATACTCTAAAGAAGACATCAAAGCAGGCGAAGAGCTTACTTGTAAGTATGATTTGTATAACGTAAACCAAAACAAAGAAGATGAGTAAAAACCTGACTAATGGAGTACGGACAGATAAGTATA